GTCCAGCCGACTTAAAGTCAAATCTCCAACCCTCAATCTTCATTCCTTTTTTAATAATTTCATTAGTTATTTTTTGAGAGAGTAACTTCCTTAATTGAAAGATGTTGGTGATATAGAATGAGCGCCTTGCCTCTGCAGCTATAGCTCTATTGCTTCCCTCTGGAAATCCAATTAAATATAGTGGAACTCCATATTGACCAGCTACTTCTCTTACCCCAAAGTTCATAAGTTCCAGATAGGCCATGTCTTGTGGAGTTATCCCAAGCGGCTCTGCTTTAGCCCCCTTAAATGAAATCAGTGTTTTACCAGCGTTTTGCGGTCCTTGATAGTTCTTTTCCCAGTATGCTGACACGGCTTCTGCATCGGCTTCTGTAGAATCTTCTGGAAGTATCAATTGTAGGGGTGGACGCCCACCGTTTTTGAGAATATTAATATTGAAAGTAAGTGCTCTCATTAATAGTTGAAGAGAGGCCGTGTTATCTTCTAGTACAGCCCTACCATAAAGATCGGCTTTTCTATGTGGTCTGCGTGCCTGAAATATTTCATCTAACGAATAAGTTATTGGTTTATTTTGTTGTGTCTTGCGTAGGTATCCAATTTTTTCTAATACACCCTTCTTTTTCTTAGCAGCATCAACAAGGATAGTCATTTTGGTTGGATCTAAGCCATAAAGTGCAGCGACATCCATGTTTTTTTTCCTGGAGGAAGATTTGGTAGGGACCTTTTCCCAATAAAAATTTCCATAGCCAAGATAGTTTTCAATCGAGACACCAACTAAGGTTTCAATGGTGTCGTCTGGGTTAGGCATATCAAAGAACTTGATAAGTTTCTTGAGATCGCTTTTCTTACCTTTAGTACCATCCTCAGGTTTAATAACATAACCTCCACCAATAACGGCCTCTCTGATGCGAGACGCACTTTGGATGGAACCTGGGGAGTTACTAAACAGGGTCGTGAGGGTACTGTAGTTTTTACCAGACTCATATCTATTAGCCTGAAATTTTTCTTGTCCGTAGTTTCCAGTAGTGGAGACATACTGCCTGGCCTTACCAAATTTTCTATCAATAGCTTTTACCGTATCAGCAGCCCAATCTTTTTTGGCAGCAGTTAGAGCTTCGTTGACAGCTTTATTTACTTCTTTGTTATATTTTGTCTTCGCTGTTTGTTCAGCGCCTTTTTCAGTTTCACTTTTTGTACTTACTTTTGCAGCCGAAACTGCAGCTTTTACTTGTTCTGAATTTAGTACGGTTTTTTCAAGAAACTTTGGTATTTTCATAGTTATATATTATTTTTAACAGTTTTTCTTAATAAAAACAAGCTTTCTGTTAAAATTTCCTATTTTTAGTATACACGTTATGCACCCAAAAATCCTCTCCCAGGCGTGCCCTGTCCAGCATGATAGCAAACACCTGCTACAGCATCACCCACATCCTTTCGCCCCTGGCGTGGGTGGTCAATTTTCATGCCCTTAACTTCCTCTAGTTGTTTGAGCTCCTCTGACAGTGGCTTGTAGTAATAGTAATCCAACCTATCATCTAGAATAGCTGCCTTTACTGTGTAGTATGCCTCTGGATTTCTATCAACTGAAAATGTTTCAGCTTTAAATCCAGCTGAGTTAAGCATTTGAATGCTGTCTACCGAATTATGAACAAATATGCCTGCCGATAACCCAAAATTGTGATATTTTGGAACTTCAATATCATACACATCTTCATATCCATAGAATTTTACTGAAACAACTTTGTGATTGTTTTGTTTCTTATAATCTTTAAATCCTTTATAACCAAGTGATTGCAATCTTCTAATAACAAATAGATTATTCTTCAAATTTAACTTATTAACAACATCTTTTAAAAGATCGCACCCAAAACAAGTTTTAAACAATAGTTCATTAGAAATATTTCTGTTGAAATGTGGTGATTTTTCTCCATAGTAAACTGGTCTGCTTGCCATTTTCTCTTGATATTCTTTATCATTATGCCATTTATTTGTGATAACTTGTTTAATCTTTTTAGCAATCTCTTTAGTGGGTGGTTTTAATAAGGCTGGCAAATTAAATTTCTTATTACGCTCTCTCATTAATTGGGCTTGTTTTTCTCTTTCTCCTGGCATATTCCATCGAATTTCATTCAATTTTCTATGTAATTTAATATGTTCTTTAATATGAGAATATTGAAGATTTGTTGGTCTATTGTCCTTGGAATTAAAATTTTTATGATGGGTAACATTATCTTTAGGTCTTTCACCATAAATATTTTTTGCTACCATACTATGAGTCATTTCCCATTCATTTGTTTTAAGCTGTAAAATTTGTTCATATTTCTGGATGCCCCTACTTTTATTTTTTCTTTTATAATATTTTGTATATAAAGGCATTAAACTATCACCTGGTTTAAGATACATAACTTGTTTGTAAGTTCCATCTCTCATTAGCATTGGATGTTCTTTTGTTAAATATATTTTTTCTCCATTATCTATTAAAATTTCATAAACAGGAGCTTTTGTTCCAGTTTGTCTTACTGGTTTACAAAATGCTGGTACTATTTCTTTTTTAGTTAAATCATATGAATATATCCATGCACCATTTGTAATTTCATCTATTCTTTTATTTGTTCCATTTAAAAGTTTTACTCTGGTAGAACCAATTTCACTTTGCCACCCATCAAAAGTAATTTTATGAATGTTATATCCAAGGTCTCGAATTTTGTAGATGAGTTGTCTGATTTCTTCAAATTTAATTTCACGCTTAATGCCAGCCTCAATTCTTTGCATGTAGTCAATTTTAATCTTTGGTCGTTTCTCCATCTTGCCCTCTGTGCTTCTAACCTCAATCCAGCCATCAAATTTACCCATAGCAAACCCAGCGGCGTCTCCTTTACCCTCTCTATTAAGTCCAAGGTCAATATGAATAAAGCGCTTGTCTGAATCATAGTCTGGCTGGCTTGGTCTATTATGAAACCACTCGAAGAACTCTCCAGTCTTTGGATTAATTGGATGTTTTCTATTGTAGTTTGCATTGGCATCAATAATGTTTGGAGTAGCAAAGAAGCTTTGAATAGCTTGTGAGGGTTGGGCACCATAATCCCGCATTGTTTTTTCGGGATTTTGCCTAAATTCATTCTCGTACTCGACTGGAATCATGGTGCCCTTAAAGGCGGGAAGATAGTTACCTAAATCAAATTTGTCGCCACAGAACATTTCTTGTGGCATTGCCTCCCAAAGAGGTGTTCTTCTTTTATACACGAGTGGATTACTTCGTTCTTCTTCCCATTTTTTTTCTGCAAAGTCATAAACATATTTTGGGGAAGTAATAATAAATAATTTACCTTTTGACAAAAAGCGAGAGCGGATACGTTTTTTAATCTGGTTGTAAGATTCTTCAGCATAGTCTTTGTCTTTGGTTAAAACATGGAAAGAGGCTTCATCAATAACAGCTCCAAAAATGTTATATCCCAATGGAGATTCTTCGTTAGAACCCAATGGAAGAATATAAATGCTCTTAGGAAATTTAAGCATTGATTTAATTCTTGGATTTGGTGGAAAAAAATTTTGGAACCATTGATTATTGTCAACACGATTCTTAATCTCACTAAAAACAACGTCCTTAGCTTGCGACAAAGATGTAGAAATATTAATGAAGGCGATCTTGGTACCTTTAGCGAAGTTAAAACACCGTTGTGGGTCCTTTAAACAGAGGAGGCGATAGATAATATACACAATTGCCATTGAAGAAACATAACTATTGTGCGTAACAGTAAAATCCCCAAGTAGGTATAGGTTGTTTTTGTTTAATTCAAAGCCGTAATACTTACCCACCCCGACAGGTTCAACCCTGAATCCAGTTACTAGAACATTTTTCTTTTGTTTTCTCCTTGAACATTTCTTCCTTCTCAATTTGGTTGGTATTCCAGATAAGTTCCCGCTGATGGAGATTCTATAAGAGGTAAACTCTTTTCCATTACACTTAGTCTTTCTTTTCTTCATGTAGGCAGCAAAGCCCAGCGAACGACATAGGAATAAGATGTCTTCGCATAATCCTTTATTCTTATTAGAGAATTCTAGGGTGTTACCCTGCTGATAGCCATCGCTGTCTATTAATCCTGCTAGTAACTGTAATCTAATTTCTCTTGAGTTTATCTTGTAAATGAAAGGAATGTGTTTGTTTCTCAGTAGGTCATACCTTCTAAATTTCTCTAACAAGACATTTCTACTCTTCTTTCCTAAGAGCGTACCTGTAGTAATAATGTAGGTTGGGCATGTCTTACCTTGGTTTTGGTTGATATTGACCGTCAGGTTTGATTTTTGGGCCTCCTCGTAAACTGCGTCTCTAATCTCTTTATCCTTGGTAGTTATTCCAATACTATGGCTATTACCATCACCAAGCCAAATACCCAGAAAGTATGGGTCTATTTCTACTACCTTTTCTGGGAAGTCTACACCAACCCGCCATAGTTTCAATATTCCCTTCATTTTCTTACTTAATTTGAGATAATCAGTGACTGAAATATTAACTACTTGACCAGCTAGGTGGTCTTTTCTGCCATTTTTAGCAATAATCCCCTTATTAGTTCTTTTTAGAGAGAGAATGTGAGAGGCGTTAGCGGTAAAGGGTTCCCCCTTGTTGGGAATTATCCTGTATAATTCTTCTTTTCCTGAGGTAGTTGATAAGACTTTTCTTGGAGTACTGTCGTCCCCCATTAGCAAATCGTTGGGTTTGATATTCTCGACTACCTCTATCTTACCTGAGTATTTTAATACCCTAGTTCCCTTTGCAAGACATTTACCAGAACCAATACCAGCAATATATAAAATTTCTTCGTATTTGCCCAAGTTTTCAAATTCTTCAAATGTTTTATTGTTATCAAAAATATCTATGAGCAACTGCTTATTGTGTGGTCTTGGAGCATCTTGTTCGCTTACAAAGTTAGGATTTTCCAGGAACTCCTTCATTGTCACTGGACGATACTCGTACTTCGGGTTCTCTATCAGGAACTCCAGTGCCTCCATCTCCTTCGTTGAGGCGTTGTTCACGAACTTTTCGAATTGCGGTGAGAATAATAGATTTGTCATGTTCGTTTAATTTAGTTATAGCTGCAGAAAACTGAGCTATCTTAGCTTCTGCAGTTAAATTAATATTAAGATTTTCAGGGGACCTCACTCCCTCAACTTCCATAATTTTATTAATTACATTTAATGCCGTGTTAAGAAAACTATTTTTAACCGCTCCTCTGGCTGATGCGTAGTTGGAAACAGCTTGATTATATAAGTAGCCAAGCTTATCAAGTAATTCTCCTCTTTTGATGAGCATATCGTCATCAGTGGACATCAATTCTGTCTTAATATATTGTATGTCTCTAGTGATTATCCCGCGCGTACAAGCAATCTTAGTTGTTTGTTCCTCATCGCCTTTGCCTATTTTTATTCCTTTTTCCAAAATTAAAACAATTTGAGAAATGTTGTATCCCATCTGCATTAACTCACGAACTTTAACACGACGAAGGGCTGCCTTGTCTAAATTTTTAAAATCTACACTAGCCGCCACAGCATTAATATCTGCTGGATCTGGCAATAATGAGCTAATGCTTGGACTACTTGATTTTGCCATCTTTAGATTTTTTTCCAATTTGTTCTGCGTTCTCTTCTGTCATTTTAGAATTGGCCAACAATCTTCTATTTACAGTTCTAGTTGCTTCCAATATTTCTGGACTTATTCCGTTGTCTTTGCACCATTCAAGCAACGAATTTATGTCTTTCGGGAAGCATCCGCCTCCGTACCCACGAAAGCCACCATGAAATACATTCCAGTACATTCTGCCCATTGGCGAACCAACCCATTTAGAGGCAACAGCTGCTTTCTTAACAATCTCAAAGTCTGCGTCAGCTGCCTCACATACATCATAAAAAAAGTTAGCGAAAATAACCATTAGAGCACCATGGAAATTGTTTACATACTTGGCTATCTCTGCTTCCTCAGCCCTCATGATTGCACCGTACGGACTTATCGGAAGCATATTCAAAACTTCAGTGGCGTGCTTATAGCTCTTGGTTGTGTAGCCAATAAGCTGTCTGTCTGGATTGATGAAGTCTTGCCAATTAGTTTTGGCACTTAAAAATTCTGGGTTAAATAAAAGGTAAAGAAATGGATAATATTCTTGAAGCTTAGCTGTTGTTCCAGGAAGAATTGTGGATTTAATTATTACTATTTTCTCACCTTGTATTTTGTCTAGTACTTCTAGAATAGGTTTTATACTAGGTTTATTTGTTCCCCAATTAAATGGTGTTGGGACTGCAATAAATATGTATTTTGCTTCTGTGTTTATTTCTTCCCAGGTGTGTGTTTTATTTTTTAGTGACAATCCCATTACTGGATAGCCCCTCTCTTTAAAGTATCTGTAGATTGGACCACCAACCATTCCTTGATGTCCAATTATTGCTACTGTTGGTTTAGTTTTAGAGATCATCTTGACCTTCATTCTCCCTAACGAAGTTCATTAGTTTCGCCAGTAATTTAATATCTATTACTGCCAGGGCAGTTTTCTTGAAATGTTGCCTTATTATAAGGATTGGTTCATCTCCACTTTCATCACAATATTTATCCTTAACTTCATTATACAACGTCAAGGCATTAGATCTTTTGCGTCTTTTTGTATCAATTTTGAAATGGGGAAAGTCTTCAATCCAAACGTCTGGAGCGGATTCAGAGAAGTTTGCTCCTCTACTTATTCGCTTGCCTCCGAGTATCTCGGCAGCATCATATTCTAGATTCTTCCATGATTTACTCATAATTTTCCTTTTCTTAATAATCTTTGGTACACCTATTAGGACTCGAACCTAAGTTTCCCGCTGATGTTCTTATTATGAGATCGGTGATCTCATAATTTTATCATCAAGTGCTCATAAGTGCTCTAGGGAGCTTGTCCTAGCGCTAGAGCGAGGCGTCCTGACCACTGGACGACAGGCGTGTTATTGCTCAGCAACCATGCTTGTCAGTTTAGGTTACTCAGCTTACTCCCATCTTAAAAGGTATTAGCCTCACTGGACGCTCTTTCGAGGTAGGGACCAGTTTGAGCGATTACTCGGACTCGAACCGAGGAAATCTCCTTGGAAGGGAGAGAGTTTGCCACTAACTTATAATCGCTAGGTTCGCTGGAGGTCGGCAACCCTCATCGTACTCTCGTCAGAGCCCGCAGTAGAGCCTTTCTGTCTTTCAGCGACTTCCTCTAAGACCCTGCAATATTGCAGCAGGTGAAGTTTATTGCAGGTCGTCTAGGAATCGAACCCAACGGAGCGAGATTTGGAGTTTCGCTTGCGCCCTGCGCCCGACCTTTATTTTTTTGATTCTACCACAGCCTTATCTTGATTCCCATTGTCTAAAAGAATTGGTTGTATGAGACTACCATCTGAATGATCTTCTACATATTCTTCGGTGACTTCAGAAAAAACATCTTTTGAACTACAGCCACAGTATGAACAGAAAGCCATGTTTCTATCGCTAAACTCTGCAATCAGATACCCCTCTTTTTTTAAGGCATCTGCTTCTTCTTTGGTAATCACATAATGTATTTCACCGCAGTTGTGGCATTTTGCGTATTTAATCATATTGTTTGTCTACGTTTCTATTTTTTTTCTACTTTTTTTTCTACTTTTTTTTCTTTAACCTTGACTTTTTCAGCCTTAGGTTTTTCAGGTTCTTCTTTTTTTACTTTCTTTTCGACCTTAGTTTCTTTCTCAGCTTTTTTCTTTGGCTCTTTTTCATCCTCTGGTTTTGAGGTATAAGGTGGCTCCGCAATAATAAAGAACTGAATCTTATCGTCGATTACCACAAACTTAACCTCCTTGACTGGAACTCCATTGCGTTTGAAGCTACCGAGAGCTTGGTTAGTTTTTTTCAAGTCATCGTATTGATAAAGTTTAGCCATACACATTCCTTTTACTTATAATTAATACTAATTAATTGGTGGTAATTTAGACTCCCACTTGGTTATAAAGTAGAAGACCCCAACCAATAAGAGCATAACACACGCTCCCAATAAAAGTTTGGTCATAGATTTAAAAGTATTTTAGCACATCGCTAGAAACTACTGGTGATTCATCCACTTCTAGTATCATTGAACCCTCTAGTATCTCTGGAAACTCTTTACTGTGAACGATAACATCGAAAGTATTTGATAGTGAATTGTAAGAAACTCTAACCACAGAAGCATCTTTAGGTAACTTATTTTCTACAGCTCTTTTATAGATAGCTGTTATGATCTCTGCTGATATTTTTAAAAGTTTAACTCTATTTGTTTCTATTGATCTTTTTTTGGGCATAATATTCCTTTAAATTAGATTTAATAACTTGACTGTGATTTTTATGTGATTCCATAAAAGCTACAGCTCTCTTTACCCAAAGCTTATCTTTAGCAAAGTTAGCGTCAGTAGTTTCAATGCCCTCGCTACATAGTGGACACAAATACCTTGATTGAATCATGTTTGTTTTCCCTTTCGCCATTCTTCTAAGATGGCAATAAAATCGTTCTTGTCTAATACTACCACTTCTATGTCGTCATTAGCTAATTCAACAGAAAGCATGGGTAGTCTTTGTGATTTTAAAGCTTGTGAATATAGCTTGCGCCATATATCAGCAGTGATGCTATAACTCTTCCTGTTAGTAGTCTTTGAGTCTATTAGAAATATATCTGTTTTTACATCACCAGGAAAAGACCACATGCCTCCGCTTCTTGGAGTTAATTTGCCTTTAAAATCTCTAGCATCTTTTATTTCTTTTTTTCTCCAAGGGGTTTTACTCATAATTAATTTTCCAAAAATTCCTTTATTTGTTTTTTGGTATTATTCTTTGTTCCATATATTCTATGAAATTCTCTATGGCTTTTTTCGCTTAATGTAATTCCATTACTAACTATAAATCTTAATTCAGGCCATTGAGCGAAATTTTTGATATGGTGTGGATGTAGTTCTCCACTCTTCTTTCCTGTTTTCTGACAGGTATAATTATCTCTGGTAAAAACAGACTTCCGCCAAAGATCGAATTCTCTGCTACTTCTAATTAAAGCATTTTTCTTTGTAATACCACCTTTCCAACCGCCACTTTTACTTCCTTTCATTCCTAATTGAGAAGGGGGTTTTCTCCCAGACTTCTTCATCATTTCACTCATACGCTTCCTTGTTTCCTTATTTCTCTTATATTTTCCCGCCCATGGCTTTTTCTTTCCTTTATGAGATTCTGATAATTTCTTCTTGTGTTCTTCGCTTTTTTTATATTTTCCAGCTCCAGGTTTTTTTGTTCCTCCTTGAGCTTTACTCATTCTTTTTCTTGTTTCTTTGCTGGGTTTATGTCCTCTATGAGCTTCAGTTTGTTTTTCTTGATATTTTTTATTTTTCCATAACTTACTTGTGACTTCACTCATGATTTCTAGATGTTTTTTTGTACGCTTGTATATTCCTGTTGGCATTTATACTAAGTATAGTATTGATGCTAAAGAAAATCAAATCTTTTTTTTGCCATTTTTCTTGGCTTTGAACAGCTATTTTATAATTTTACGGCTCTGGCGGATGCTCGTCTTGTCCTAAAACTTCTTCTGCAGCTTCAACTGTGGAACCACTCCCGCGTTTACCGTCTAACATAATCATGTCATCAACGACAACCTCGGTCATATAATGTTTTAGTCCCTGTTTGTCTTCCCAATTTCTGTTAGCCAATCTTCCAGCGATATACACTTTTTTGCCTTTGAATAGGTATTGACCAACAATTTCGGCCAGTTTTGCCCATGCAACACAACGAGTAAACGTAGCTTCGTCCTGCTCATTGCCATCAGATCTTTTCCACTGCCTATTGGTTGCAATTGTGAAATTCACGACTGCAGTTCCGCTGGTTGTATATTTTAATTCTGGGTCTTTAGTTAAATTCCCAATCAATGTAACTCTATTTAGACTTCTTGCCATTTTGACTTTCTTCTAATTTTTGTAATTCTTCGCGCCAAGACTTTAAAGTTTCGGCATCACTTGTTTTAAATGATGGGTGTTTTATGTAGGCTTCCAGGCTTATTATTCTAAGTTTTAACCACAAACTTCTGGGCATTCTCTCCCAGGCATCATCTTTAAATGAAGCAAATAGAACACCGAACTCAAAGTAGTTCATTTTAAGATTTATTTCAACCATCATTGCCTTTCATTAATTTTAATAATTTCTCTTCAAATTTTTTGTCAGTTCTTATTTTTCGTTCTAGCTCTTCTCTGCCTCTAAATGTTTGTCCCACGGCATCGTAGTAAGCGCCGCGTCTTTTAATTTCATTGCTCAATAAAAGCATTGATACCATCTCATCAGCGTTATCAAAAAGCTCTGCTTCTGGGGTGTCTGGGTCTGGATGATAAAACATAAAGTATCCGTTCCTAAATGGTTGGCAGACTTTAGACTTAGTTACTTTAAACTTAACCTGTTGTCCGATAATTCTTTTTTCATCTTTGAGAAGTTCGCCTCTGCGTACCTCTACTCTTAAAGATGTGTAAAATCCAAGAGCTCTTCCACCAGTAGTGATTTCTGGATTACCGTATGCTCCAATTTTTTCCCTGATTTGATTAAGAAACATTATTAGCGTTTTATTTCTAGCTGCTTTAGCCGTAATTTTTCTCATGGCTTTACTCATTAGCCTGGCGTGTAGACCAATTGTTTGTTTTCCTATGGATTCTTTTTCCTCATATTCTGGAACCAATGCGGCCACACTATCAACAACAACCACAGCCACATCATTGCTGTCTAGCAGTGTGTCTAAAATATCAAATACTTGTTCTCCTGAGGAAATTTGAGAAATTATAATCTCATCTGGGTTGACGCCAATTCTTTTGGCAAACTCTGGATCGAAGGCATTCTCTGAATCTAGGTATACGCACTTTAAACCCTGTTTTTGGGCTTCTGCTATTGTCCTAAGAGCCGTAAGAGATTTTCCTGAAGAGTAGGGTCCATAGAGTTCGATGCTTCTACCGAGTGGCCAACCGCCACCAATGGCCCAGTCAAGAAAGTGAGAGCCAGATGAGATGCGCTCAGTTTTGACAGTAGGCATATCAGCAATTTTGCCGATTGTATTGACTCCAAACTTCTTATTGATTTCTAATATTGTTTTTTCAAGTTCTGTCATATTCGACTGGTGGATTATTCGAGTACATTCTCGCTTTTGTTTCTTGAGAAATGCTAATGTAGCTCTGTATCTGTTCTTGTTTGAAAAAATTGTTTACCAATGTTTCTCTGTCTTCAAAATCATCAAAGACAAAGTTTGCCCTGCGGCTATTAGTCCAGTCAATACTTTTTAGTGTGCAACCATTCATCTGCAGCCATACGCAGATGTGGAAATTTGTAGTCTTAAAAATTTTTTCTTCTTCTTTTTTCATATTATTTTCCATATTTTCCTTTTGTAATTATATCTTATTTACGGAGTGTTCTCAACCTGTTCTTAGATTCTTCGCTACGTTTATATTTTTGGATAGTATTATCCCCTTTCTTAAACTGATGTTGTTTGCCTTTTTCTAAATTAATATAAGTTTTGTGTTTTAGGTTAGCCGCTCTTAATTTCTCTTTTGTTTGCTCACTGATGAGGGAAGTGTTGCGATTCAATCCAAGCATCTTTTTATATTTAAGACATGTAATTTTATGATGCCTGGTGATATGCCTAGCCAAATCTCTACACCACTTACCACAAGGGACATCATTTCCAGATGAATCCTTTACAGGATATTCGCACATAAACATATCTTCTGGTAGTGGCCTGTAAATAACTTTTCCGTATGGCATATTCTATCTTTGTATAACTTATAATTAAATCCGTCTCTAACCAGGCCCCTATACTATATCACAATCCCGCTTTTGATTCAAGCGGTGCTTTTAATTGTCATATCTCAACCCCTGTAAAGAGGCTGAGTATATCAATTAGAAGCTTCTACTAGCACCACCCCCAGAGAAACCACCTCCACCAAATCCACCAAATCCACCGCCACCACTACTTCCTCCAAAAGTTGAAGAACTTCTACGTGATGTTCTGCTTGGTGGGCTAAAGAAGCTATTGTCGTCATCATCATCTGAATCAAACCATTTTGATAATCTTTGGCCAAAAGGCACCTTATTAAATTCGCATTTAAGACAGATGGGTTTTTCAGTCTCTGGATTTGAAATTCTTACACCTTTTCTTTTAAGAGTTTTAAGGTCTCCAGCTTGAATTTCGTCTGCGTCAATGTTTACCATCAATGCTCCGCAGTCCTCGCATTTAATTACTTCTACGTCTTGTTTTTGGAGCTCGATTTTGTCTCCTACTTGCATTTTTGACATTATTTTGTCACCTCTCTTTTAATTGCTTCGACTCCTGATAATGCACCATTATCCCAGTCATTATTTTTCAAATGAGGGACAACAGAGTCGTCTAAAATTCTGCCTGCTTTGGAGTCATTCAAAACAGATTCTAGACCTTTACCCACTTCTATTCGAACCTTGCGGTCTTTGGTTACGATTAAGAAAATGACGCCGTTGTCCTTTCCTTCGTATCCAGGTTTCCACCTTTCTGCCAGCTCAATTGCATACTGTTTTTCGTCCTGTGGTTGAGTTGTTTCAACTGTAACAACAGCTACTTGAGCAGTAGAATCAAGTTCAGTTAAGATTTGGGTTAAAGTTGCTTCAGTTTCTGCTGACAGAACATTCGCTGTATCTACCACATACCCGATTGGTTCTGGATAGCTTATTTCAGCTTTTGGACTGATTATTTCAGCTTTAGGTGATTGGTCTGCGATGCAAACAATAGCAATTGCAATCATTAGCAGAAATCCAAAAAATATAGCTTTTTTCATATTAATTTACCTCCAAATCTACTGTGGGAGCTTGGTTGGCTTCCTCAGTTTGAACTTTAAATAATATTTTCTCGTCGAAATTAAATACTCCAGCTAAGAAATTTCTTGGAAACTTCTTAATATCGATATTGTAATCTCTGACATCTTCGTTGTAACGAGAACGAGCTACAGTCACACGATTTTCTGTACCAGCCAATTCATCCATTAAAGATTGCACCGTTGCATCAGCCTTCAAAACTGGATAGTTTTCCATGATTACCAGAAGTCTGGATAAAGCGCCTTCAAGTCCAGAAGTTGCTTCTACTTTTGCTTCTGAGCCAGTTGGGGCTCCCGCATATTGAGTGCGTGCGTCAGCAATGTCTTTGAAAACTTGCTGTTCATGTGCCAGGTAGCCTTTGGTGGCATTGGCTAGGTTTGGTATCAAGTCATAGCGCCTCTGGTATTGAGTTTCTACCTCTGACCACGCAGTATTTACCTGCTCTCTTTGAGTAATCATACTGTTGTATGATCCAGTTACCCAAGAAAAAGTTGACATGCCGAAAATCACAACGGCGGCTAAGATTGATAGTAAAATGATTTTTGTTTTACTCATAATATTTACTCCTTAATTTTTATTAATTACTATTTATTTAATGTTTATTCCGCTTAATTAAATCCTTTCCTTTCATTTGGATTCCCAAATAAGTACCTTGTATAAACAACGTTATCTTGATTATTAAACAAAACATAAAAAGCTCTTATTAATTCTTTTCCAACTAAAGTCCGATAAACTATCAAAATATTTTTAAACAAGTAAATATCAGGTAAAGTAACTTCTATTCGCTGATATTTCCCAGATTCCTTGGTTTTAACATAATCAGCCCCCAACTTATTGTAGTTGTCTATTACCTCGGGAATATTGCTATTTAATTTTCCTACCTCTAAAACAGATTGCTTCCAATTTGCTTGCATGTTTATTCTCCTGGTAATTTGATTATTATTTTTTTCCGAACCTTTTTGTTTGGTCTCTGATTTAACCACTTATCTATCTGCTCGTCATTTCTAATTAAGAAGTCTGGATCTGCTTTCCATCCACTTTCATTTTTACCAGTGTGAAAAGCAGAAGCTGATAGATTCTTGAGAGCCTCTAAAATCTGTTCTAAGGTATACGTTTCAAGTCTCGTCTTTAATTTTTTATCCCTCCCCGTTGTTAGTCGGTAATTACCACCAAAATATTCGTTAAAAGTTTCTATATATTTTTCTAATGAATTATTAAAGGGTATTGTATTATTTTCCTTTCCTTTCCTTTCCTTTCCTTTCCTTTGCTTGTTTTTGCTTAGCAATTGCTTACCAATTGCTTCATTACCTCTAGATTTTGACCCTCCTTTTTTACCAACAATTGCTCTAATTTCTGATATTTGTTTACGTTTTTCAAAATGTTCTAAAAGTCTTTTATTGTAAAAAATATTGTTTTCAATAACAAATAAATCAAAGTCTTTTATAATGCTCTCTACTAAATTAGCATCCAATTGCAAAGCAAATGCTAACCTTTTGCTATCCAATTGCATTTTGCCATTGTTTTGGTGTAATTGTTCTAATATTGCCCAATAAGCCCCATATCCAGCTGCGCCGTGTTTCATTCTTAAGTCTACTATTTTTTCATCAGCATAGGCATTATTATCATGTTGAAAATAAAATGTTTGTTTCACTTCTCCCTTTTCATGATTTTAAATGTGGTTGGTTTTTAAACTAATTTTTTTAATTTTTTTAAGTAATAATTGAGTTTTTTCTTCTTGCTCATTATCAATATCTCTAAAATCTTTGTCATATTTTTTATACCTTAAATGATAACAAACTGGACAATATATGTCGGGATAGTCCCCTGTTTCATAGGGATCCCAGTTATAACAAGCTTTTTCCCAATGGTGACACACAGTTCTCTCGCACAGACAGCACTTTCTAAATCTAGAACGATCCTTGCTTTCATGGTCACAAAAATCACAACAATAAATAGTAACTTCTCTGGTCGTTGCTTTCTTCGCTGGGATTACAATAATTTTCTTTTTTTCCATAATCTTGTACGCTTAGTCCCTAAAAAGGAATGTCGTCTACATCCACCTCTTCTACCTGTTTTTCTTCTTTCTTAGGAGCTGGTTTTGAGCCCTTCATTGTAATGGTTCCATCCAAGTCTACTTCGTCTATGCTATAGCCCTTGCATCCTTTGGTTCTCCAGTTTTTACAACTCCAGAAAATTCCAGTTTTGTCTTTGCGTTCAACAATTTTCATTATTGCTCCACAACTTGGACATTTCGGAGTGACTTGAGCTGTGTCCATTGCATACTTAGCCATTAAGTCTTCTTGGCTCGGAGTTTTATAAACTTGGCTTGAATGAACCACTCTTTGTCGTGTTCGACCCGTAGATCGCGCACTCAGTTTTTTAGAATGACCTTTATCAATCCATTCTTTAATTAGTTTTGCCACTAGGTCTGATGGGAAGAGCTGATTTAAAGCATTTCGTTGAGCCTTACTCATTGCCTTTGCTGAACAAAATCTATCAATTAATGCTCCACTTCTAGTTTTCATGCTTGTGTAGCCACGAGCCATTCCCCAGGCACCAATTTTTCGCTTTTTATCGTAAGCATAAACTGCAACATCAATAAATCCCTCACCCTGAGTAATCTTTACGTTCTCAGTAATAGTCATATCGGTTAATTTACGATTGTTGAGCTCCCACCAAGTTGCCTTAGTTCCCTTCCAAGATAGTCCAGTAACGTCTCTACCAGATTGCTTATCAGGAAAGCTATAAACAAAGGTTTCCATGTCTTGTGGAGATAATTTGCCCTCTAATTCGTCAATAATTTGAGCTTCGTCAGCCAAATCCATTGCCTCGTATGGAGATAGTTCTACGGTGCCTACCTCTTCTGCATTAACTGGCACTGGTTCTTTTTTCTTTGGCTTTTTTTTTGTAGTTGTTTTATTTGCCATCATTTTCCTCTTTACAAATTTCTAAATGTTCAACCTCCATATCAAGGTCAATGTAATTGTCGCAGTAAGGACAGTAGGTTATAGACATATTAGGGTGCCTTTTTATTCGTATAACTTTTAATTAGTTTCATGATAATATCGTCGTTGCCGTAGTGGTCGTGTCTCTTGAAAAGTTCTATTAAATATGAAATAAGAGTCTCTATCTTATCAGCGACGTATAAGAAATCTTTTTGGGTCGCTTTTGGATCATTGATTGTTTTTAAAACCCGCTTGTCATCGCTGAAATAGTTGAAAGAGTCGAAGTTGTACATGA